CTACTATTACCTCCAACTACGCTGGAACTGCGGCACTTCCTTACGTCGCTCCCGCTATTCTTTCAGGCGATACAATCGCTAACGGGTACGTCGAAGTGCTCGAAAATGTTCGATACAAAGCCAACCTCCGCAAATTCGGCGGCGTAGCTTTGCAGGCGGCAGGTTGCGAGTTCTCAAACGCCAACGGCTCTTTGACTTTGAGCGACGTAGTTTTGACAACTACTGCTCTCCAGGTGAACGAGCAAGTTTGCAACAAAGACCTTCGCCAAGCTTGGGAGGCCGAGCAGATGCGCGGTCAATCTTCAAACTCTCCAGCTGACTTCCAAGCGTTCGCTGCTCAGTACGTAGCTGCGAAGGTTGCTGAAGGCGTAGAGCGCAACTTGTGGCAGGGTAACTACGACTTTACCGACGGTGGAGACACGGGTACAACTTACGACTCATTCGACGGTATCTGCAACAAGATTGTAGCTGGTACTCCCGGAACTGAAGACCTGTTGACTGGTGCAACAACTTCTGCAACTATCCTTTCTCGTTTGGAGGCTTTGGAAACTGGCTTGCCGGATGCAATCAGCGGACAACCTGACACGATTCTCTTCATGAGCCGAGCTATGAAGCAGCTTTATTACAAAGCATTGGCAGGTACTGCGGAGTTGACTTTCTTAGCTTCTTCAGCGGCTGACTTCTACGCTGGATATCCTATCGTAACTCCTAACGGAATGCCTAACGATACGTTTATCTTCTCTAAGAAGGAGAACCTGTACTTCGGAACAGACCTTTTGACGGATCACATTGAAGCGGCAGTTTTGAATTTGATGGGTGTAACGGGCGACGATGTTACTCGTATCATCATGAAGTTCAGCGCGGGTACACAAGTCGTTGACTTGGGTTCTTTGGGCGTAGCTCGTCGTTCATCCTAATTGAATCGGGGAGGGGCTTAAATCCCTCCCCTTAATTCCTCTAACTCATGGCTTGTAGCATTACAATTTCAGGGCGTTCCTTCCCCTGTAAAGACAAAATCGGAGGAATCAAGAGAGTTTGGATCAAGTCGTTTGATTCAGCGGACTGGGGTTCGGTATCAAATGGTGCTATCTCTGACGCTGCCGCAGCTATCACGGTTTACGGTTTCGAGTTGACAAAGAATACAGGTTCATTCCAGCAGACCGTTACGGCTTCCGTTGAGAATGGTACGGTATTCTTCTCTCAGGTTTTGGAAGTAACGATGCCTAACCTCGTCGCCGCTGATAACGCTGAACTCTACGACCTCCTGAAATCTCGTTTGTGCGTTATCGTTCAAGACAATAACGATAACTATATGATTATGGGACACACTACCGGGGCGGAAGCTACGGGAGGAACCTTCGGGACGGGAACGGCAAAAGGCGACTTGAACGGATATCAAATCCAATTGACAGCCGAAGAAGCTATTCCAGCTCCTTTCTTGACTACTACTTCAGGAGGAAATATCACCTTCACAGCAGGAGCATAATATTTCTTTGTTTGGTTTGGTTAACAGGACGGGGGAGGGCGAAAGTCCTCCCTTTTTTCTTTGATTCATGATACACCTCAACCCCGACTCAGCATCCGAGCAGTTTATCTTCCTCACCCTCCAAGAGGCGAAGAAAGATTTCGACCCTTTCACGAATTATTTGATATTATTTCAGTCGATGGCTTCGAAAGAAAATTATTACTTTGTAGCCAATGTTGAAATCGACAACGCCCGATATACCAAGGTATCTATCTATACTGATGAACAAGACCCAACAGAGGGGAGGATACTCCTTCAAGAATCGGGTCAATATTTCTATAAGGTATGGGGGCAGAACTCATCAACAAACCTCGACCCCACTAACGCCGCTGTGGTCGGTCTTATCGAAGAAGGGACGCTCACAGTATCTGGAGAGACAGGCTATACCATCCCGACCATCTCCATCCCTGACAATGTAATCTACTACCAATAATGGAACTCATTCAACTCAATAGATACGAGGAACGAAGCTACCGAGAGACAGCTAACAAGCAGGGCTTCGTCAATTACGGGGATGACAACCTCTTCCCGCAGTACCTCGTTGATCTCTTTCATTCGTCGGCTACACATAACGCCCTCTCCACGACTATCGCAATGATGATCTTCGGGAAGGGTTTCGACGCGTCCGATTTGGATGGTCGCCTCGCCTTCGATCAATGGAATCTGAACGACGAACTCCGCAAGGCTTGTCTAGACTTCAAGATTCAAGGAGGGTTCGCCCTCGAGATAAACTGGAGCATCGACAGGACGACGATAGCCAACGTCTCGCACCTTCCCTTTGAAAATGTCCGTTCTGGATTCGTCAACGAAGAGGAGAAGGTAGAATACTACTACTATTCAAAGGACTGGAAAGATAAGAGAGAGGAGCAGGTCGAGATATGTGCTTTCGACGTGGAGAAGAAGATAGACCACCCGACACAGATACTTTACGTCAAGCCGTTCTCTCCGGGTTCTTTCTACTATCCCAAGCCCGACTATATCGGATCCATCAACTACATAGAACTCGACAAGGAGATTTCTATCTATCATATCAATAACATCAAGAACGGGATGAGTCCCTCGTTCTCTATCCACTTTAAGAACGGCATCCCACCGGAAGAAGAGAGGAATAGAATCCGAATGGATATCGAGCGACAACTTGCCGGAGCAAGTAACGCGGGGAAGTTCATCGTAACATATTCCGACGACCCCGATAGGAAGCCCGACTTCGAGCCTTTCCAGCTTTCCGACGCTCACAACCAATACCAGTTCCTTTCGGAAGAAGTTACCGCGAAGATCATGGTCGGGCATCGGGTTACCTCTCCTCAGATGTTTGGGGTTGCCGTGCCGGGTAAGTTAGGAGGAGGAGGGGAGCTTGCTGAGGCTTCAGAACTCTTCGAGAGGAACGTCATAGAACCCGCTCGACAGGTAGTGACGGACGCTGTTAAAGTCCTTCTCAACGCGGCGGGGTTAGGTTCTCAATTGATAACGCTCTCCAGCGAGGAGGTAAACCTTGAAGCGGCTTTCTCGCACCTTATGGAATGCGGCGAAGAGATAAACGAAGAAGAATGGGAGTTGATTGACGCTCGCAAAGTAGACTATGAAAGAGAAGCCGAACAAGACGCTCTCTTCAAATTTGCGTCTATCCCTCCTTTTGCGCCTCAGGGCGACTCGAAGCAGGACAACGAAATCATAAAAGTTCGATACGCTTATATGCCCAAAGTAACGGGAACTCCCGACAGCGAGAGCAGAGAGTTCTGTCAAATGATGGTCGCAGCAGGTAACCGCGTTTGGAAGAAAGAAGATATCGAAGCAGCCGATAACGTTAATCCGGGATGGGGTCCGGGAGGTGCTGCTACCTACTCGGTATGGTTTTATAAAGGAGGCGGATCGTGTCAGCATTTTTGGGAGAGAAGAACATTCCTCCAGAAGGATAACAAGCGTATATCCGTCAATGAGGCTCGTAAATTAATCAGGGAAGCGGGACTTGAACCCCTTGAGAAAAATGAACCGGAAGTCGCAAAGCGTCCCCGCGACATGAAGAACAGGGGATTTCTTGAACCCAAAAAATGGACAACACCTCGATAAATGGCACTAACAGCAGAAGTTCTCTTCGTGAATCCGGATTATATCAAGCGGATCACCAACATAAACGGAAGCCTTGAGGATTCGTACCTCGTTCCGTCAATCATCCTCGCTCAGGACAAGTATATCCAGCTCTATTTGGGGACGGACTTACTCAACAAGCTGAAGAGCGATATCTCCGGAGGCACCCTTTCGGGAGATTACGCTACGCTCATGGACTCGTTCGTTCGTAAGGCGACGCTCTGGTGGACGATGGTGGAACTCATCCCTTCGCTATACGTAAAGATGGATAACGGCTCGCTCGTTTTAAGGGTCTCAGAAGACACGAACGCCATCTCTCCCGACGATCTACATAGGGAGGTGGAAAGAGCGCGTCAAAACGCTCAATTCTACACGTACCGATTGTATCAATACCTCTGCAACAATACTTCTTTGTTTCCCGAATATTCATCCAATACGGGAGCGGATATGATCGCTCAACCGGCTGACTACTTCCAGAGCGGGATGAGCATCTCGGGACAGAGCAGATATCCGAGGCTTGTCGATTTAAAGGCATATTTTGGATGAGAAAGACAAGAGACAAGAATATCACGTTATTAAAGAAGTTCCTCGATGACCTCGACAGAAATAATCCTAAACCTACTCCCAAGCGCGGTAGCGATTGTGATGGTGTGGGTAAACCTCAACCGCGAAATTGAAAAGCTGAAGGGGCGTATCATTCGCGTAGAATCCGACAAGGATGAACTCAAGCAGATGATGAAGGAGGTTATCGAAGCCGTCCAT